GGCTTATTAGACGCGGACGAGTTATGCAAAGGGGTAGGTTTGCTTTTGTCCGGCAGAATAAAGGACTATGCCAAACAATTATCAATGCCTGCAAAGCATCCGTTTACGTTGAAGCAAAACGGCGGTAAGGAAAAGCCGCTTAGAGACGGCGGAGATATGATAGGAGGTATAAGCTACAAGGTGGAATAATGGGAAAGCTATACGATTTTACTCAGCTAATAAAAAAATACAGTACCGAATTTACCGTGCTGTCTCAAAAGGAAAGCAGATACGACGGCGGTATCCGTGTTGACGGCGAAACCGTTACCACTGTTCTGTCAGGCGCGGTAGTTCCTCTCGGTGAAAGAAAGCTCTATCAATCGGGCGGCGCGTATACTTCGCAGGATCGGTCACTGTATATGTTCAAGCGTATTCCGCAGGCGCTTATGGACGGTAAAGTGCTTTATAAAGGTGATACCTACAGCATTGAAGAGGAAACGGAATATTCGGATTTTGCCGATGTATTTATTTATACGCTTAGGAGAGTGAATGTAAATGATTGATCACAAGGCTGTGAGATGCGCTGTTGTAAACGGCTTGCAGGAATATATCGGATGTAATGTTATTATGGCAAATCAGGCGGTAACGGTCCCTAAGCACCCGTATATATCATTTACTGTGACCACCCCGATAGTGAGCAATAACGGCACCTACGGACGATATACGGACGGTATGAACCGTAAGCTTGTAAAGCAGATATGGAGCTTTACAAGTCAGACCTCGGACGCGGATGAGGCTGTCATGCTTATACATAAAGCGCATGATTATTTTGACAGTATCGGCAGAGAATTTTTAAAAAGCAATGGGATAGTGGTCGAAAGCCTCGGTAATATAACAAATCGAGACACGCTTTTGACCGTGATGTATGAATATCGCTGCGGGTTTGATGTGACCTTCACGCTCCTGGACGAAATAGACAGAGCAGAGCTTAACGAGGGTGAGATCGCTACGGCAGACGTTATTTATACCGAATAGATAGGAGGTAATAACTGATGTTATCAGACGTAACAGTTAGCTTAACGGGCGGTCAGTCAGCAGGAACCGAATCCTTCGGTATTCCTGTCTTTGTGGTGCCGAACGTTGTTACAAAAAAGGAAGCCGTCGCCGCGGTGCCGTACACCGAATGTACGACTCTTGAGGATGTTATAGCGGCAGGATTTAACACGAACTCGACCGTGTACGAGGCTGTAAGCCTTATGCGCTCGCAGAAGAATAAGCCTAAGACCTTTGCGGTATACGGCTCAACTTCAGCAAGCGCGGTTGCAGCGGTGCAGGAAATACTGGACGAGAGCTGGCGACAGCTCATAACAGTTGATTTGGGCTCGGATAAAATAGCTGACGTAGCAAAAATAATCGAAGCTACGGACAACAAGATCTATTTTGCATCCGTCTCAATCGAAAAAGCTGACACCATGACAGACGCTGACTTTAAGACGGCCTGGAAAGCCGCCACCGCAGGCATGTCGGAATATGACAGAACAGTAGTAATGTATTATGATGATACGATACAGACTCCCGAGGCGGCTCTTGTAGGCGAAACGGCGGCGCGCGATGTCGGCTCGTTCACATACAAGAATATGGTCCTGAAGGGCGTTCCGGCACTTGCTCTTACAGAGTCAAGAGTCAAGATCATCGGTGATACGGACGATGCCGCGTATGGTCTTACGATCGTGAAGAAAGCCGGAGATATAGTGACGTCCGACGGCAGATCTGCAAGCGGTGAATATATCGATGTTGTGGATTCATACGACTGGATCATACAGAACATTGAGCATGATACCCAGAAAGTACTTAACAACAGCGCAAAGGTACCGTTCACAAATCCCGGTATTACGCAGCTTGAGGACGCCACAAGAAGCGTTTTGAAAACAGCATTTACAAACGGCATGATCGCACCGACGGAGGATAATGACAATGTAGGCGATTATTCTACCGATTTTGCTCCCGCTTCGGAGGCTACCGCCGCGGAAAAGGCGTCAAGGCATTATTCCGGAGGTAATTTCAGCTTTGTATTAGCCGGGGCGATCCACACGGCGGAGATCAACGGTACAGTTACATTCTAAAAGAAAGAAGGTATTGAATTATGACACAGTATGACGCTAAAGATTGCGTTATCACCTTTAACGGTGTGTACATCACCGGCTTGGGTGAGGATATGGTGACCGGAGCGAAAGACGAAGAGTTCTTTTCGACCTCTGTAGGCGCGCAGGGAGATGTTGTTGTGTCGGAAACGAACAATGATCTCGGTACGATAACACTTACGGTACAGGTCGGCAGTCCTCAATTTGCCATGCTTATCGAAGCAGCAAAAGCCGGAACGATCGCGCCGATGTGGGTGACAAACAAATCTATCGGTGAGAAGTTCGGCGGTACACAGGCGCGTTTCAAAAATTATCCTGAGCTTGAAAACGGAGCGGAAGCCTCCGAAAGACAGTTTAAAGCCCAGGTATTTGACTATGAAGTAGATAACATATAGGAGGAATATAACGATGGCAGAAGCTAATAAGAAGTTCTATACGAGAAAAAAGACGATCAACGGTAAGGAATATACCGCGCAGTTCAACGGCTTATCGACAACATTGAGCGCGCTTGACAACTGCTATATTGACGACTCAAAAAATCTCAGCAATATAAAGCTGGCGAATTATATTTTTGATAATGTAATTGTCGAGCCGAAGGGTTTGACGCCGGATGATTTTGATGACATTGACGAATTTAACGAGGTCATCAAGTGGGCTCAGGGCGTAATGCAGGGAAAGTTTCGCGACAAGGAGTAAAGCGAAAAGCCGGAAAGCGGCACTTGATAACTGGTCAATGTGGCGGCTTGTTTTAGAAGGTCATCTGGATTATAACACGGTTTTTCATCAGATGCTGCCGTGCGAGATAGATGAAGCGAACGCCGCTTTTGACCGGTTGATCGCCGCTCGGAAAAAGGCGTTAAAGTCGAAAAAATAAAAGAGGGGTTGTTTTGAATGAGCACACTTTCGGATATAAAAGTTACTATAAGCTCAAGAAAAAATTCAGCCGCCGAACTGCAGAAAATCTACGACAGCCTTGAAGCGGTATCAGACCTGGAAATTAAGCTTGATACGCTTATAGAGCTGCTGGCGCAGAGAGACGCGGAAGCCTGCGTAGGATTCATGTGAGACGGAGGTGAATAAATGGGAAATATAAATAATTATACCTTGCTGCATATCACATTAAACGCGAACGAAGTACAGCCTGTCACATATGATCAGGCTTATGTGCTGGATATTCAGAACTGCGGAAGCAGTGATGTAAAAATCAGTCACGACAAGGATTTTACGGAGCATGAAAACGTTGCGGAATATATCTCCGTTGAAAGCGGCTGCGGATATAACGGCTTCAGACTGACGGATGAATATCTCACGCTGTATTTCAGATCCGACTCCGACGGCGCGGTGAATGTTGTGGCAAGGAGCGTATATTAAAAGCAAAAAGAGGGGTGTTAAATAATGGCTAATGTTGTTCGCGAGGACGTTGTACAAATTACTTTCGATGTTGCCGAACCGCCGTTTGAAGATCTGGCGAAGGTATCAGAGGAGATGCAAAGCGGAATTACGAGTTCTGTAACGGAAGTTGAAAGATCAATACAGGACCTAAGCAATACGACGCAGGCGGCGGGAAACACCCTTCAAAGCGCGTTTAACACAGATGGTATTTCGGACGGTTTTTCTGATATTACAAACGAGTGTGAAAATACATCAAAAGCCGTTTCGGTAATTCAAAGCGGTATCAAACAATTCGATGCCGGATTTGACGCGGCTAAAAACAAAGCGTCTGAATTTCTTTCAAAGCTTAAAGCTATAGCGTCAAGCGGTATCGATAAGATAGCGCACCCGATCGAAACTATAAAAACAGCGTTGGGCAGCGCAAAGGATGCCGCCGTTGGTTTTGTAAATAAGCTCAAAGATATAGGCAAGCAAAAAATAACAAGCCTTACATCGGGACTGAAAAATATAAAAAATGCGCTGACCGAGGGTAAAACCGGTGCTGCCGGATTTACAACAGCTTTGAAGAACATAGGAAAAATAAGTGTTTCGGGTGTTGTAACAGGGTTAAAAAATATTGTTTCGAGCGCTAAAAACGGTTGTACAAGTCTTAAAGAGCTTGCGAGCACAAAATTTAACGATCTGAAAACCAATATTGATAATATACAAAAGAGTATAAAAGATCTAAGCTCAGAAGCGCAGGCAACCTTGACAAAAATAGGAAGTATTTCTTCAAAAGCTCTTGCGGCGGTAGGGGCAGGAGCTGCCGCCGGAGTAGGAGCCTCGATAAAAATAGGTAAAGAGTTTGAAAGCTCTATGTCACAGGTCGCGGCTACAATGGGAACCACTTCCGGAACTAAAGAATACGAAACATTGTCAAACGCGGCTAAAGAAATGGGAGCTACAACGGCATTTTCAGCGACAGAAGCGGCAGAGGCTTTGAATTATCTCGCCCTTGCAGGATATGACGCCGATAAAGCAGCCGGAGCATTACCTACAGTACTTAACTTAGCCGGAGCCGGAGCTATGGACTTAGCTACCGCTTCCGATATGGTTACCGATTCTATGTCGGCTCTCGGCATTGAAGCGACGCAGACAAATCTTACAGCGTTCGCGGATGGTATGGCGGTCACGGCTCAAAAGTCAAATACTTCCGTTCAGCAATTGGGAGAAGCTATACTTACTGTAGGCGGCACGGCAAAAAATCTTGCCGGGGGTACGACCGAACTGAACGCCGCTCTCGGCGTTCTCGCAAACAGAGGTACAAAGGGCGCCGAAGGCGGTACGGCATTAAGAAATATCCTGTTATCCTTACAGTCTCCGACGGATGACGCGGCTAAGGCATTGAATAATCTCGGTGCGCAGGTATATGACGCTCAGGGCAATATGCGCGGCATAAACGATATATTCAAGGATCTGAAAAAGGGTATGGCCGGTATGTCTGCCTCGCAGCAGGACAGTATTATCTCGACGCTGTTTAATAAAACAGACCTTGCGGACGCCAGAAGTATGCTTGAAGGCTGCGGCGAAGAATTTGATAATCTTGTAGCCAATATTGATAACAGTGCGGGCGCTTGTGAGGCTATGTACAAGACCATGCTTGACAATATTGACGGTGATATAGCTATATTCCAAAGCAGCTTATCCGCTTTAGGTACAAGTATTTATGAGGCTATTCAGGAACCATTGAGAGGGATCATCCAAAATGTAACCGATTTTATAACGAAGCTTAAAAGCGCCTTTGATGAAGGCGGTTTACGCGGCATGATCCAGGCACTGGGACCGGTAGCAATAGGAGTAGCAGCGGCGCTTGGAGCTGTGGCAACCGCGGTAACCGGCATAGCAACAGCCTGGAAGGCGTATCAGACGTGTGCTAAAATTACAGAGGTCGTGCAATGGGCGTTGGATAAAGCACTGTTCGGGTGCCCGATATTCTGGATAATTGCGGCGATAGCGGCATTGATTGCCATTATAGCAGTGTGTATCGTTTACTGGGACAAGATAAAAGAGGCGGCCGTAAAGGCGTGGGAAGGCATAAAGGGCGCCTGGGCAGCGGCAGTTGACTTCTTTAAAGGACTGTGGGACAGTATAAAGAATGCTGTATCAGATACATGGAATTCAGTTAAAGAAAAGGTCTCTTCCGTATGGGATGCTATTAAGAGTACTGTTTCTGAAAAGGCTTCGGCGATTAAAAATGCAGTTTCGGAAAAATTCAGCGCTGTAAAAAGTGTAATCGGAACAGTAATGGATTCCACAAGATCTATTGTTTCCGATAAGCTGAATAACATCAAAGACGCTTATCAGGAGCATGGCGGAGGTATTAAAGGTGTAGTTGCGGCAGCAATGCAGAGTGTTAAGGAATATTACACCGCCGGATATGACGCGATAAATCAACTGACGGGCGGCAAGCTCGGACAGGTCGTTGACAGTGTAAAATCAAAGCTCGCTCCTATGGTTAATGTTGTAAAAGAAAAGCTGTCGGGAGTTAAGGAGGCTTTCGGAGAGGCGTTTACAAACGCTTTGAATTTTATCAAAGCTTCCTATAATGAGGGCGCACTAAAGCCGGTGGTCGATAAAATTGTATCAGTATTCGGAACAGTAAAAGCGGCAATAGCCGAGAAATTTACCGGAATAAAGAAAGTCATATCCGAAAAAATATCTGCCGTTTTAAATGAAGTATCTTCTATTGCAGGAAATATTGCTGATAAATTTACTGCGGTAAAAAGCGCTATTGCGGAAAAGTTCAACGGTATAAAAGAGGCTGTCGGTTCAAAGCTAACCGCTATCGGTGAAGCAGCCTCCGGGCTAAAGGATAAAATAGCGGATAAGTTCGCATCCGTAAAAGACGCTGTTGCTGAAAAATTCACGTCGATCAAAACGACCGTACAAAAAGCACTTGAACCTGTAATCACCGTTGTAACAACAATAGTCACCGGTGTTCAAAGCGTTATTTCAAATGCTGTTGACAGCATAAGGACGCGCATACAAAATACGGTCGAAAGCGTGAAAACCACTGTTTCAAATATAATCGAGGGCATTAAGCAAAATTTTCAGAACTTCTTTACGAGTATAACGCAAATTTTTGAAAATATTAAAGCTGCCGTATCGGGAATATTTGAGGGGCTGAAAACCATTGTGTCGGGCGCGTTCCAGACAATTGTCGGCGTCTTCACACTGAATATGAATACTATCAAAAGCGGAGTTCAGACGGTTATGTCCGGTATTACCGCGACAATTGACGGCGCGAAAACGGCGATAATAAATATCTGGAATGCAATAACCTCAGCGGCATCTCTCGCTTTCAACAACATAAAAACAGTCGTAACAAATGTTGTAAATGCAATAAAGCAAGTGGTGCAGAGCATTAAAGATACATTCACAAATGTTTTTAATTCGGTTAAGAGTACGGTGACAAGCGTATTCAATTCAATTAAAACAACTATCAGCAGTGTATGGAACGGCATCAAGAGCTTGATCAAAGCACCGCACGTCGTGCAGACAGGAACGATCAGTATCGCCGGAATAGATACCCCTATACCGAAGCTCGGGATCAAATGGTACGCAAAAGGCGGTATCATGACTCAGCCCACAATGTTCGGCTTCAATGAGGGGAACGCGATGATAGGCGGCGAGGCGGGGGCGGAAGCAATTTTGCCGTTAAATGAGTTCTGGAAGAATTTAAAAGACTTTATTGCAGACAGTCAAGTAAAACCTTCGCCATATACCCCTGAAAAAGATACGTCGGTATATTATAATACCACCGGAACGGAATCAAATGTTTACAGTCCTCAGTTTAATCTGACTATTTCGGGATCAAATGACGACAGGAAGCTTGAAAGAAAAGTAAGAAGATGGCTGAGAGAAGAAATGCAGGAAATGATAGCCGGTATGGCTCGGAAAACAGAGCCGACACAAATAATTTAAGGCGGTGAAAAATCTGAAATGGCTTTACTGAACGGTATTTATATACATGTAACGGATGAAGAGGTTACAAGGGAAACAAAAAGAAGCACGCACAGTGTAGAGGAAGGGATAGACATAACAGATACAGTTAAACCGCAGTCCACTGAATTATCTGTTAAGGGAAAGGCCGTAAGCTATACAGAATACGCCGCCGAAGAATCACGGCAAACCCCGGATCCTATAAAAGCGTGGATAAGTCTTTGCAAAAAAGACGGCAGTAAATTTGAAACAATGACTTTCGACAGGCTAAACAATGAGATCCTGGCGTTTGAGGACGGAGTACAGTGGGTCAATACCGGTGAATTACAGTATCTTGATGATACCCTGTCTCCTATTGATGTATCGGATGGCAGCAGTGAAGTGATGTATGTTAAATTTGAGGTCTGTATGCCGTATGGAAGCACGGTCAGAATACAAAACGCATATGTTGAATGGTGCTGCTTCAATGTGATAAACAAAAGTTCCACCGGATACAACATCAGAGATTACAGCAGCGATGATGAAATATCAGATATTGTATTCAGCAATACGTATAACGGTCAGTCCGGACGAGTGAGAACGACATTTACGAATTTCGATGATCCGGCTGCGGATAACCCTGCAGCCGGTATCCGCAGAAATGCGGATTGGGTCCTGAAGCAGCTTGATTTGTTTTGCAATACGGGCGCGTTGGTCAGGTATGAAGGGCGAAATCTATTGGAAAATTATCAAATAACAAGCTTTACCTCATCTCATCCGAATACTGTGAACGGCGGCGCAGATATTCAGTTGACTCTTATGCAGTGCAGAACCGGTGTTAATTCATACAGCGGTGATTTTATTGCAAACAACAGCGTGCAGCAAATATCGACCGGTGACAATTCGGAGGTATGGTATACTGTCCAAATCGGAGACAGCGTTTATGGTTTGGTTGCGGCTGATGACGCTCCGTATAAGAACCTCAGGCGAGATCCTATAGATGGGGTATCATATTCCGCTATGGAATGGGTCATGAGAACGAATCCATCCGCTTTTGACGTGTTTGGTGACTACGATACACTGCAGGCTGACGTAAAAATTCTGTTGGGAACGAGGTAAAAAAGCATGAGCGTAAAAAGAGACAGGATCCTGATCGAAAAAGCAAATATCCCATATCGATTTTCTATAGCCTTACCGCGGACACAGTACGAGCTTGAGATCAGATATAATGAAACAGCAGACCTGTTCACGATAGGTCTGTATAAATCCGGCGATCTGATATGTATCGAGCCGATCGTTTACGGCACGCGGTTATTCGGTCAATTGTATCAGCCGGGAATATATCCGGCGTTGTCTGTCACGCCTGTAGATGACAGCAATAATGAAAATCGGGTCACATGGGATAACTTTAATACTACGGTTTTTCTTGAAATTGACAATGCAGGTGATTAAATGGCAACAGAAAGAGTATTCGATAACAGAACTACCAAAAGAGCTTCAGAACTGATAGGCGCGGTAGATCTCGGGTTATCTCAGTTTGACGAGGATATTAAGCTCCCTTCGGGGCAATATGGATTCAATGCGGTTATTGAAACGGAAAATACCAGAATAACAAATGAGAACATTGACTTTGAGTATGATATACCGTTTGATGATGATATTGTTCCTAACGAAGCAACGATAGTAATATATAATCTGAGCAATGCGACTGTAAGTAACCTGAAAAAGGGTAATGAGCTTACGATTACCGCGGGCTACGGCACTGACATGGGTGTCATATTACGCGGCAAGATCTCGGCGGTCAAAACATACCACGAGGAATGCGATAAGATAACAAAAATATATGTGCTGGATAATTTCGATTATACAGACGGTTCCGTTGTTGAGAAGACTTTCGAAGCGGGAACGACCGCGAGCGGCATATTAAAATCGTTGATAGAGCAAGTCGGATTGCCGATAGGGGTCTTTAAGGTTCAGCGCGATCATACCTATACAAGCACGACGACAGTAAAAGGAAGTATCGCAGAAAATATAAAGACCTATTCCGATGTGTGCGGTGTGTCCGTGTGGGTGAATAAGCAGCGTATTTATTGTCGTCCTATCTGGGATGGCGATAACATACATTTCACGATCACGGCTGAAACGGGAATGATAGACAGCCCAGAACCGTTCGAGGAGGAAAGCACCTCAGAAGAATACAAGGACGCGGTGACAGGCTATAACATAACTATGCTCGCACAGCACAGAATGACAACGGCGGCAATTGTAGAGGTCGAAAGCAAAGACTATAAAGGCACGTTCAGAGTTTGCAGCGGAACGCATTCTTATGACGGGCTAAGCGCTACTACAGAGATCAAATGTATCGAAAATATCACGACGGAAATAGTACAGACAGAGGACGCTTCTGCCGTTTCCGAAAACAGTACCGGCACTTCAAACGGCGCGGTCGATGCCGCGGTATTATGGGCGATCAATATAGCTAATGACGACTCTTATAAGTACATCTGGGGCGGATGGGGAAGATCAAACGGCGGATATGACTGCGGGCATTTTGTTATTTGCGCGTATGAGCAGGCAGGAATACCCCTCAGATCAAGCGGTGCTACGTATACCGAAAATTTGAAAAGCGTTGCTATAAAGTGCGGTTTTGAAGATGTTACAAGCTCGTGCGATCTGTCAACAGGCTCCGGCATGAAGAAGGGCGATATTCTACTTAATGAAATACATCATGCCGCACTTGTTATGGTCGACGGAGGTACTACGGTTGAAGCACGAGGGAAAGATTACGGTATAGTAGCTAATGTACCGTACAGAAGTTATCCGTGGGATTGCGTTTTAAGATATTCAAAAGCGGATGATGTCAGCTCTACGGAAAGCAGCTCCGCCGGCGAAGGCTGGGTAACAGGGCATATGGCTACTACCTACGGCTGGGACGGAGACGATAACAGTATTTGCGGCTGGAACGGACTTAATTATAACAGGATAGGCGGATGCCATGTAGCGATCCCGTTCTACTGCGTAAAGCAGGCAAGCTGCTATAATTCCCGGTACGCCAAGGCAGATTACCCTGAATTAGCTGACGGTTACGGAGTTATTCTTGAGGTTCGCAGTCCAGATACGGGGAAATCAATATTGGCGATCACTGCGGACAGCGGTAATTTCGGAGCGCACAACACATACAACCACGATACTGCGCTCGACTTACCGCCTAATACTTATACCGCTTTAGGTGTAGGACGTACTAAATGCGCTATTGAGTATAGACGTACCGGTAAATCGCTGAGATCCTGGAACGGGACACAGACCGAGATCGATAACGCATAAGAGGTGTTTTATGATTGATATAGGTTTTTTTAACAGTTTAATAAACGGAGCAATTATAAATTTGCATACCGGCTATATAGCGAAGGTCATTAATGTCAACGGGGATACCGCAAGAGTACAGCCTCTTACGTATACCAAAGACGCAAACGGAAAAAATATTGAGCAAGCTGTCGTAACTGCTGCTATACCTCCGAACGTCAAATATGAGGCCCGGGATATTGAATATATTTCGGAAGTAAGCTACAGTGACAGTTCCGGTCTGAAAACAGAAACAAACGTAAAACAGGTATTGATGCCGTGCGCGCTGTGCCCGGGTGATATTGTTTATTGCGCAGTTTGTGAACGTGATATTACTTATGCCTTAAACGGTATTCCGGCAGAATCGAAAAGGCATCATGATATGAATGA